GCTTCATTGAGAATGTTTTTTACATCTTTTACTTGCTCTTTATGTTCTTTTAACTGTTTTTGATTTTTTAATTCACTTGGATATACATCTGGGGCTGTTACAAGATTTCTTAATTTTCGTTTTACACCCTCTAATTTCTTCTCCACTTCTTCCAATTCACCATCAGTTAAATCTTCCAAATCTTCTTCTTCATCCATAGCCTGTTCTTTTTCATCTGCCTTACCTATACCACTTAAATCTAAACTGTTAACAAAATCTTCTGCTGCTTCAGTTGTAGCTTCTCTTCTTGCTTTGGCACCTCTTACTTTCATATGTTTTGAACCTTTTTTACCATATTTACCAAGTGCATCAGCTAAATCTTGACCTTTTGGAATACTACCTTGAAGTCTCTTCTTTGGTGATGTGAGTTTTCTACCACTTATTCTAGGTTGTTTAATTTTACCATGGTGTGCCATATAATCTTCTACAACTCTGTCAGTAACATTACCTGTTAATGGTTTCTCGCCACTATCAATGGATTTCCAATCTTTTGGTTGATACTTACCCATACTTTAAAAGGTTTATTATATTATATAAAGATTTTAGCCGAATAATGCCTTCTTCAAACCATCTGTCATATCTAGTAAATGCCAACCATCTCCACCTTCAACAGCTCTACAAGCCAAAACCAAACTATCAGGATAGTCGTCATGTTCGTCAGAACGGATTTTCATTATACCTGTTTCAGTATATTCCCTTCTCAGATATGATAATTGATATATTAATTTGTTAATATCCTTCATTTTTATCCTTTTGTTTTCAAATAACAATCTTAGATTTTTATATAATTTTGCCTTTTCTTGTAACGAAAAGACTATACCTCTAATAGGCAAACCTTGTTCTCTGCCCAAATCAACAAGACCACCACCCAAACCTGTTTCGTCTATATACACAGTTTCTATCCTATATGAAGCCACTAACCCCCCTATTCTACCACAAACATCAACAACATTTGACTGTGCTTCAGCTTCTACGTGCATGACATAGACATTTTCTTCCTCATCTACCCCACATATTGTATAGACAGTTTCATCTTGACCACTTCTTGCAACGTCAACACCCATATAGTATCTAACCCTACCTTTTGGTATTCTGTCAGATATTGCATCCATGATAAGTGAATTTGGTATAAGTGCATTACCAATATCTAGGAATTCACCTTCAACTTCTTGGACATACTCTTCCTTGGTTAATCTTTTAATTTCTTCAATAAATGTAGGATCTTCTTGAATTAGTGGGTTTTCCGTTGATTTTACATGAAACTCTGTCCACATTCCCTCTGGGTTTTTCGGTCTTGAGTTCATACACGCTTCGTAGAAATAGCCTGATTTACTAAATGGTGTAGATGTTAACCAAACTCTAGCTTGTGTAGCCATACCTGATGGTAGAAAAGCCCTCAAAATTGATGTTTTAATGAAAGAACATTCGTCAGCTATAATTACGTGTGGTGAATAACCTCTCAATGTGGTACCTGTTTCACCTGTTGCCCTTGTGATAATTTTACTCATTCCCTTATTGTCAAGGAATTTAACCCACATCTCTGATTGTGTGTTTCTAACAATATATCCTTTCAAAAACTCATTATTTATGATTAAACTTCTCACTCTATCAAACATGATAGTTGCCTGATTTTGTGTAGGTGCTGCGATTACAATCGTACAATCAGTAGTTATAGTTTTCAATAATAGAGGAGCAAAAAATGCAAAATGAACAGCTTTTACTGCTGTTGACATGGTTTTACCTACCTGACGACCACTTCTATACACTATAAAACGGTCTTGGCAATCAACATATCTCTTATTATAGTCAAAAACCTTATGATTGAGAAACATTTCACTAAATTTACTAGGTGATTTTGCACAATCTGATAGTGCCTGTAATAAATCCTTTCTCTCAGTTATTTCCTCAGTTGTCGGTCTTGCCATCTTCTTCCTCCATTAATTTTTTAATTTTTTCATAATAATCATGGCATATACACTTACAATCAACGAACCACTCATCTTCATGTTTACTCTCACACGCCAAACATCCTTTAAGAACCATCTTCCACCCACACCCATTTACCTTTATTGTTGAGTTTTATTGGTTTCTTTGGTTTCTTCTTATTAACAATCTGATTTAAAATCATAAGTTGATTTGCTAACATATATGTTAACTTTGTCTTCTCAGAACCCTTAGCAGTTTCAAGTCTCTCTTGTATATCCTCAACAAGTTCACGCTGATACTCTTCAGGTGGTAATACAAATTTTTCTCTTCTTAACCAATCAAACATCTGGATCACCTGATTTTTGGGCTTTTATTTGCCTAAAGATATTAGCAATATCACCCTCTTTTGTGAACTCTTTTTGTTCGGTCACAGTCACTTTTCCACTCAATTCGTTAATAGCCTTTACTATGTTTAAAAGAGTACTTATCTCTGATTTAGTATTTCTATCAGGTATATTACCATCAAGTTTGGATTGGGTTAACGCCATTAAAACATTCTCAAATGATAATTTTGCTATCATATCAAGCATTTCCTTTAAATCTTCTGGGTTTCTAGTATCTAGTTCATTGATAAACTTTACAAAATCATCTCTGATCGCACACGCAGCCCCAGCTTCATATTTTGGGCATTTACCATTACCACCATCTGCTATTGACCTATACACACATTGATCACATAATGCTGGTAAGTTTGCTGCCTTGAAATGTTTGGCTGAGTTGAAAGGACTAATTAATTTCCTTTTATCCTCAGAAACTATATTTTTTCCTCCAATAGGCTTAATTTTGAATAAATCGTTGTCTTTATCCATTATATAACAGTTAATTTATTCGCTTTTAAAGTTTGTCATTCTCCGACAATTTTGTGACATAAACATTCACATTTTAGATTTAACCTTAATACTGGGCAATCAATATGATCATGCCTTATACATTCAGGTGAAACATACTTCACTCTGTCCATTTTTCCCTATTATCAGAAAAACATACGGTTGCATAAGGACACATACCATCACAAAGATAACATTTAGTTCTCTCTGGTAAAATTTCCTCATTTAGAGATTTTTTAATTATATTTGATTTTTCTATCATGTCTATGAGAGTTTCTTCTACTGGTCTTAACTTAAATGACATTATTACTGGTTTATCAAACTTATCTTTTTCTATTTTATTACTTATGTAAATAACACAACCAAAATCTGCATCTATATCATAACATTTCTTTAAAAGAACCCTATACCTATTAATTTGATCTCTATGTGAGTCACTTACCTTGGCTGTTGCTCTACTAAAATAATCAATAGAACCTGTTGTCTTTTTATCACAAATAACCCACTTATCTCCGACTTTTATTAGATCATCAATACTTCCATATATTATATCCATTTGTCTTGGATCATTAAGTGGAATTTTCTTTGCTTCTTCATATGATAATCCTACATCACGAACATAATCATATGCAAGAAACTTTTCATGATCTTCTTCTTTTGCTATTTGTGAATTTGAATGAACAATTTGACCGAAATACAATGATTTTACATCTTCTGTTGAAGCACTCTGTTCAGGTAAAACCTTTCTATAAATAACATTACGCATACATGGTTTAATTATATCAGAAACATGAATTTGACCTAATCTTTCAGTTTTCAGAGCTTCCATTTGAGCTCGTCTAAACTCAAAATAAACTTTTTCGTTAATATCATCTAACTTTAACACACTCTTGTGTGCTAATTGTGTTATATAAATCTACCTAATAACTTCCAATGTTTGTGCAATCGCAACCTTCCACATCACAAATTGTGTTTCCCTCATGATCTTTTTGAGAGTGACCACATTCTGCACAAGTTCCACTTGCAACTATTTTTATATCTGCCATTAATATGACTCCTCAATTACAAAGTTAAAAGTTTTCGTTTGTTCTGATATATCTCCATTAGAATCAGTTAATTCCACTTCACCAGCCCAATTTCCAGCATTTCCTATTGCTGTATCTGATGAGGTTAATGTATAACTAACAAGTCCACTTGATCTTGTTGTATATACTATATTTCCATTAATTATAAGAGTTCCATCAGGTTTCCAAACTTTCCATTTACCACCATTATATGTTACAGTATTTGTTAGGTTTCTTGCAGAACCACCATCATCTGTTATAGTTAGTTGTAA